CCGCAATATTCTTTGTAAACCCCTGCATTTAGTGGGGGTTTGTTTTTTTAGAGACACATTTAGAGACACTAGAGCTAAAAGTTAGCCTCTAGATCTAGAGCTTCATCATGCAGTTAATTGCAGTCTCACCACCCAGGATCACACCACATCCAATTGCTTGCTTTTTGAAATGTTTTGCATAGGCTGCTGCATAGGCAGTAGAATCTAAACCACACCCAACTTGCATGCCAAAGACTCTAAAGTTTCTACCTACAAGCCACTCAGTATAGGCTTGAGTGTGTATGTGTCCCTGGACAGTTGACATCATGTCATTTTTTGCCTTTGTTCTAGCTGTGCCTCCCTCTCCATGAATGTATTGTACGTTATCATGTACAATACGCTCAACCCAATTCCAATTTGTTCCCAGGACATCATTGTAGGATCTGATCCAGATCTTTGGGATAGCAGAGTCAAAAGCTCTTCTCATGATCATCCTGTCATGGTTACCTATGCACACATCTGCAACAGGGAACTCATCAGACCATTTCTTTACAGCTTGAATGGCAAACTGCAGCTCATCACCTCCTCCAAGTCCATCTGGATCTGTAGTGTGAAAACTAGAATAGTGATTGTCAATGATGTCACCAATAAAGACAACCTGGTTGCAGTCATATTTCTTGTAGATCTCTTTGCAAAAGTCAAAATAACCATCTAGTTCAAAAGGAGCATGTAGATCACCAATTGCTAAGATCCTTCTCTCTGATGATTTGTTTTGTGGTTGTTTCTCTGTGTTTATGTTTTGCCAAAAATTAGTATTCATCCTTCTCTGTTTTGTTCATGATGTTTGTCTTTTGCTTGCTACCAGCAGAAGATCCAAAGTAGTATCCGATCACTTGAGTAAAAGCTGCAACAACAGCTCCAAATCCCATATCAAACAATCTTTGTGATTCCTTTGGTATTTCCCAGAGTCCAATTGCTCCAAAAACAACTGCAACAAATGACAATGTGATTCCCCAGCCTACAGTCTTGAATAGAATGTCACTAGATCCAGAGGCAATTGCTTGCATTTCTCTCTGTCTAGCAGAAGCTCTGTCTGCAACCTCAGCTTCATAGGCTTCCAGGACAAGCTCCTGTGCTTTGATTTTGTCCTCTGCAGGAGCATCAGATCCTTTAATGGATGCAATCACATCCTCAACTCCCATGTTGCCATTGATAAGGCTTCCTAAAGTTGGATTGATGAGTCCCACTGATGCCTTGATCAGCTTTCCTACAGTAGTTTGACCGAATTTCTTTTTTTGTTTTGACATCATTTAAGATTTGCTATGTGACTCCAGGAGGTCTTTTGTTTTTGCTTTCATGAAACCTCTTTCAAACTCATTCTGCTTTTCAATCTTCAAAATCCTTTCCTCTAGTTTGTCAATCACTATGATTTTTTTGTCTAGTCTTTCATGTACAAGAGTCAGCTCATTTTTTAAAGCTGTGAACTCTGAGAAGATTCCCCCTGCTGTAAACACAGCAACCAAAAAAGACAGCACAATTGACAGATTGTTTTTGATAAAAGTGTCTGGCATCATTTCTTTTTTGCTGGAATGTTTCTCCCTTGTTTTTTTGCTCTAGTGCAGTGGCTGATTTTGCCTTTTCTATTCAGTGACTTTCCCATTTCAATGTGCAGCCAACTGTATTAGTTTGGATAAAGGAAAAGGACTCCTGGAGATTTGTCTGGATCTGAGTCAACATGAATGAATCCTCCTTTTGCTGAGATTCCGATTCTAGTAAATCCAGCCTCAATGAGAGCCTGTGTGATTTGAAATCTAGCAGTAGATGTTGTTGCAGCAATGTCTGCTGCATATCCATACATGTGAGAGCTTCCTTTGCTACTGTGTGACTTTTGTCTGCCTCCCACTCTAGCATTGTGAGCTTCACATCTATAGCCAGATGTGATGATAAATGGAGTTTTTCCTCTGACAACTGCCCTTGCATAGTCAAGCCTTTCAAGAAAATCAGCATCCATGTTGACTTTGCCAGAAGTTCCTGTGCTTTGACAAGAGCTGCATTTGCAATCAAATTCTGAAAATTTAAAGTGATTCATTTTTTTGTTGTTTGATAAAACCAGGAAACAAGCAAAATCTCAACAAGCCTGCATGCTATGTAAAAAGCAATGTGATCCATTTTATTTGCTCAAGTGTGTTCCATCACATAGTCCATCTGGATGCTGTGTGTTTCCACACTGACATAGTTTTGGTTGTCTCATGATTTTTTTGTTTTTCTAGTCACTTTCTTTTTGACTTTTTTTGCTGCTTCTTTGACATCTTCTTTGACATCTTCAAAAGCTTCCTCTACTTTGTCTGGAATGCCATCATTGTCTTTGTCTGAAAAAACACCATTGTAAGTCAGAACACCTACAATGACTGCTGAGATCACTATCATACTTGCAATAATTACTATCATTTTTATGGGTTTTTATTAGATTGTTTTTTCATTGTTGCTCTAGCTAAGTGTCTATCATCATGTGAGAGAGCAGCTTGTAGCACAATTTTGTCCATGATTTCATCCTGATTTTTGAGCATTTCTTTTTGTAGATCTATGACCATTCCTTCAAGCCTGTCTTTTGCATCTACTAGCATTGCAATCTGCTGATTTTTTTTGTCAATCTCTGTTTTAAGTGAGTTGATGTCATCTGGCTTAGTTCCAATGATCGAGCTTATGATCAGAGGAATTGATGCTGAGATGGATCCAATGAGCATGAGGACAGTCTCCTTGTTTGAATCTAAGACAGGAAATTGCAACAATGTCACAATGATTCCCACAACAAAAAAGAAAATGAAAAGACTTCCTACATAGTGTCTTATCTCTTTTGCAACTCCATTTTTTGGCATATTCATTTTATCTTTTTACTGATTGATATTATTGTATATCCTATTGCCAACAGAAGTGAAATTGTCTGAAGATAAGGATTAATCTCTGTTATTGATATTGCTAATGCTATTGCGTTGAATCCGTATATCTTCAAATTTTCCATTGTTTATGCTATTGCTAAATAGATGTAGACATCATTACCTGTATTAACGTTTCCACCCGTTCCGACTACAGTAAATCCGTTAGCATCAAAGTTTATCTGCTCGCCTGTTCCTGAATCTCCTGCTGCACTTGAATTAGCTCTTAAATGTGTTGTGGATGGGTTTGTAGTCGTTGGTGGCTTACTGTGTATTATCCAATTTCCACCTTGAGTAGAATCCTTTATCATCACAAATCTAGGAGAAAACCCTGTTGTGACTGCATTACCTGTTAAACCTGTCCCTGTATAACTCCCCACCTTCTGATAAGAATCCACACTGTGGAAGCAGTAGGCGATGTGAGCTCCACCAAGTTGATTTTGTAAAGTGAATACACTATCTGTAGGAGTTGTAGAACCCCACACTCCTGTAGATGTAACGTTTGCTGCAGAAGTATTTAAAGATATTCTAACTGTATTACCTAAATCTTTATGATAAACGTACCAATCATCAGCAGAAACAGTTCTTTTTAAAATAATCATTTCAGGCGCAGAACTTAATCCGTGTCCGTATGTTCTTGTATTTGTATCAGTTTTAGATAGAGAAACTATACTAAATCCTGCATCTTGATTAGCAGATACTGATGTTGTATCACTTCCATCTGTGTTTGATACTGCACTTCCTCCTGCTTTCCAACACCAAGCGACGTAGTCGTGGTTAAGTATATTATTGTTTCCAGTTGTTATAACAAAACCATCAGTTGTAGGACGTATATAATCTGATGTAGCTTGTGCAAGTGTTAGGTTTGGATATAAAAGATACCCTCCACCTCTTACTGTATCACCTAATCCGTGATTTTCTCCACTACTATCTCTATTTTTTACCCAACACATATCTGGGTCAAATCCTACACCTGTAAAAGTTGTTGCGGAAGATGAGCCAGTTCCTGTATATAAAAAGGGAGTAAAATGGTCAGTACCTGTAATACCTGCAGCACCCTGCATCTGTATCTTTTTCTTTCCTAAACTCATATTTGATAATCTAGTACTTGTGCTTTTGTTGTTTTTGCATTTATTTCACTTTCTTTAGTAGCACACTCTGTTCTTAAATTACTTCTTTCTGTAGCTATATCACTTGGTACTGCTGTACCACCTTCTGCTGCTCTTACTACATACCAATCTGTTTTTGCAAGTTCAATATTGTATAAGTGTTTTAGATTAGCAATTTTTCGCTCTTTTAACTCTGCTACTGTTTGAGAATAAGTTTTATTATTTACAGGATAAGTAAATCTACTATTATCTGCATCCCATTCTATATCTCCATATTCTTGGGATTGTTTTAGAAAAGGCTTTTCTACGTCATAAAACCCTAATGCTTCTAAATCAGAATCACTTGCATATTGTAAACCTATTTTACCTCCCCAAGATTTAGGTACAGAAGAAAAGGTTTTTATTGTTCCGTTATCATTTATTGCTTTCATATTCTTATGGTGTTGTATCAGAGGTATAAGTTAAAATCGAGTAGTTAAAAACAGCAGTTGCATCATCATCTATACATTCTACTATTAAAACATTTGTAGATGCTCCATCATAATCATTACCACCTACTTTATTAAATGTTTCACTTGTTGCAGCATCAGAATCTAAAGTAATAGTTTGTGAACCTGTTAGATTATGAATAGTTAATACTTGCCCTGTTTTAAAGTTTGTAAAGTCAAATTCTATTGCACCTGTTAAACTGCTACCCATTACAAAATTAGTAGCTGTTGACCAATCTACAGAAACTGCTCCTGTGTAAGTTGTAATACTGCCTTTAGTAGTATATCTTGCTTCTAATTTATCGTGAGTAACAGCATCATTTGCCAGGTTTGATGTGCCTACTGATCCAGCAGCAGTTGATAGCTTACCAGCAAGAGATGTTGTCATAGTCCCTGCAAAGTCTGCATCATCATTTAATGAAGCAGCAAGCTCATTTAGCGTGTCTAAAGCTGCAGGAGCAGCATCTATTGCGTTTGCAACAGCAGTATCTGCATAGGCAGTTGTCGCTATTTTTGTGGAATTATCTCCAGCAGTCTGTGTTGTTGTAGTTGGATTCCCTCCTAAAGCAACATCATCTGCAATTCTAGCAGAAGTCACAAAGTCATCTGCATAGATTTCAGCAAAATTGTTTTTTGCTTTTGTCATAGCAGCTCTTAGATTGTCTCCATCTCCAGAATTTGCTGCTGTGCCTGTATTTATCACCTCTAAGCTCATAGAATTAAATTAAAAAGTTGTTTGATCTGCAGTGTATATTGTTTGATCTGCAGTGATTGTTGTTGAATCTGCTGAAAGGATTCCTCCATCTGCATTGAATGGATAAATTGAACCCCATCCACTTGCTGCATTTGTGTCTCCCCACCAGCTTGTTGTATATATCTGTCCATAACTCATAAAACCCAATCGATTTTGAATGATTCATAATTTGGACTCATGTCCTCATTGCTGTTTGAAAACCATTCTGGGAAGTTTGTAGAGGCATTGAATGCCATGTGATCTAGAAACCTCTCTGTGTAGCTCTCAGCTCTTTGTCTTTCTATTTGTACAAGATCCTTGATCTCTTCAGCAGAAGGCTCAGAAGCGTTCTCTGATGTATGTTTGAACACTCCTTTGTTTGAGATAGTGTAGGCTGCTGTCTTTAGAAACTCTGAAAGAGTCAAATGGATCAAAATTGGCTTCACAAAATTGTTGAGCAGATCCAGATAGGGATTTGACAGTGAACTTCCAGCAATATCAGATGCTAGTTTGTTGTAAAGGTCAGTCCCTATGATCTCTCTGAGATATTGAGTCTGAGCCAGGTGCAAAGCAGGAACAAGCTTGTCACTATCTATCGAGGAGTCCAGGATGGGACTCTTTCTGATTATATCGTTTTTGCTACAAAATAAAACTGTTGCCATTTATCTAGTTTTTTGCTCCTCTGTTTGGTCTATTATTTGGTGCAACTGAAACCTCTGCAGGCTCTTGATCTGCTGTAGGTGTCGGAATGCCTTCTTTTTGTATCTCTGTCTTGTAGATCAGAGACTTCTTTGCATTTGGGTTGTTTGGATCTATTTTGCCATCACTTAGTAAATAGGTCTTTCTTCTCCATGCGTGCTTGCAATATTTTCCTCCCACATAGAGGAAGAGATTATAGCTAGAAGCTCCTTTTGCATTGAAGTCAGTGTTGCCTCTAAACTCTCTATCTAGATCCTCCTTTCTGTAAACTCTAGCAGCTTTGACCATGAGTTTGCAGAACTCTCTGCTGTTTGGTTGCACTGATAGTGGATTGTATTGGTATCTAACCAGGTACTTTTTGCCACTCTCTGTCTCTCCATCAAGCTCACTTTTTACATCAGCTCTTCCTCTGGGAACAGATGCAAGCGAAAGCTGCTGATCTAGATCCTCCTCCTGGGAGTAGTCAACCTCTCTTTCATCTACTAGCTCATATCCTAGATCAAAGAGTGTTTTTTCATTGTCTCCTAGATCACTGATCTGATCAAACATGTGCTGATCATCAAAATCATGCCCATCACTACTGCAACAAATCTGACTTGACAACTGCTGTCCTGTTTCCTCTTCAACTTGCTCCTTTGTCACAGCATTGTCTGTATCTGTGAACTCTATTGGAGTCAGTGTCTGCACATAAAGATCCAAAGAGATGCCATTTACTCCTAGGATGTCATCAACTGCATCTATGATGTCATTTTGATAGGGTTTGATCACCAGATTTTCAAACAGATTGTGTGCATTCTGGATCTCTTCTGCATTGTTTCCAAGTGAGTTCCCTGTGTCTCTGATTCCTACTAGAAGAGGTGATGTGATTCTGTGTCCTATCATGAGCTTCCTGGAACACTCCTCAGAGATGTACTGATAGACTTCTGCAGAGTTTGGGGGGTTAATGTCCTCAATGGTTGTTTTGTTCTCTACAGAGTCGCTAAATGAGACAATCACTTTCTCTCCATGAACTCCTGTGAGCTTGTCTGTGATCTCTTGTTTGATTTTTCTCATGCCCTCCACTGATGGAGATCCATTTGCAAAAGAAACAAGCTTAGATCCAGAGAATGAGTTCTCAACTTCATTGACCAGGAACTCACTGATTGAGCATTCTAGCTTTCCGTAGTTTAGAGATCCAATGTAGTCTGGCACTGAATAGTAGTGCATTGATGGAACGTGCCTTCTGATGATATAGATTTCATTCTTTGCTCCAGATCCAAATACAGGAATCCTGGTGAGCTTGTCCCCATCTTTGTAGTCTTTCCATTTTGGATGATAATAGTAGGCATTGATTGCTCCTTTGTCATCACACTTTTCAGCTCTTAGTGTCTCTCTGTTGAAATGTGATACTTTGACCACTTTTTTCTGTAGGTAGCTCACCTGGAAGGCAGCCTCTCCGAGAAGCTTGTAGTCAAGTGCTATTTTCTTGAGTTCTTTAGCTTTGAATAGTGATTTGAATTGAGCAAACTCATCTGGCTTCCTGGAAGCATTGTGAGCATGCAACCCCTTGCCCACGATTTGATTGACAATTCCTGTGATTGTGCTGTGAGATGTTGGACTGTTTAGATAGACATCTATAAGCTCATCATAGAAAAGATTGTTTGTGCCAAAAGCTACAAAATCCTTCTTTGCATCCTCTATGACTTCTGGAGTCTGATAGGCTTCTAATTGTATTACTTCCAGGCTATTCATAAACTAGATAGTCATTTGTCGAGCTTGTTTCAAAAGTGAATTGTCCTGTGTTGACTGAATAGCTAGAAGCTGTCTGATCTGTCACAAAGAGCTTTTCTCTGTAGATCACTTTTGATGTTGCTGTGTCTGTTATTTTTAAAATGTAGCTCATGTCTTTGTTTGCATCAAAGCCAAATGTCGCTGTGTGTGTTCTATAGTAATCAACCTCAGCAAAGCTTGTTGCTGTAGCATTGTAG